GGTTGCGGCGTAGCTGAAAGTTCTCTTACTGCCACTTGCATGCATTTCTGCACCAAGATTGCCGACCGCAGAAGCTGCGTCCGCTGGCTCTGCGTCATAGGCTGCTGTCTGCGCCACTGGATTGATAACGACAGGGATTTTGCTGCCGCCAAGATACTCTGGACGCTGCAATCTGTAGTCCGGGCTCCGGACACCAAAGTGCGCCAGTAGTTGTTCGACATAGCGGCTGCCTCCTCGAGCATCCCTTTCGAGCAGTTTCTGCGTTTGGAATGCGAGTCTGATTGCGTTGATGGTTGTTGCTGTGGCGTCCCCGAGATCCGCGTAGAGGTTCGAGGGATATAGTCTCTGTCCTCCTGATACGTCCTCTGCGGCTCCTGTGTATAAGCCGCCGGGTTCGGTTCCCCCGATCGTGTTGATGCCCAGCCTGACGTTTGTACTCGGTATGGCTCCGCTGATCTGGCGGAACTGGATCTCGTGCTGGGCTCCTGTCACGGTGTCTCCGGTCGATGTCATGACCGGCGCCGTGCTTCCTAGCGGTAATTCTACCGCGTCGCCCTTCTGTGGCCACGGCAGGCTGCTCGTGAAGTAGTCATGCCGTTTGTTTGCGCGCAGGCATTGCTGCGCCCACTCCACCCCGTCTTGGGTGATTGTCTCTGAGTTCGCCACCGTCCAGGTTGGCGACCAGACCCACTCTTCTTGCAGGTTTTGATCTCGGAACCACTCGTTCCAGATCTTCATGTATGCCCATATGGGCAGCACGTTAAATTCTACCGTGCTTGGCGTGAGCGACTGAGGCATGAGCCCGAAGTGATCGAGCGCCCCGCCTGCTACTATTTGATGACCCACCCCCGGATTTGTTGGGTACATCGTCGGAACATTTAGTTCCGTGTCCGTTCCTGTGATGAACGGTTCCCAGTTTGGCCAGTTGATGCGATTGGGCACGAAAAAGTAAAACGTTTCGATGTCCAGATCGTCCATGAGCGGCGCTATCGGCGTCGCTAGTCTGGCCAGTATGCTTTCTTTGTGTTGCCACGTGTCACCGGGCAACACTTCTTCGCACATGATCGGAATCAATTCCGATGCATCGAATGCTTGTTTCCGTGTTTGTCTCATCCTGAATTTTGACCGCGGAATATCCGCGCGTGGAACGGTTGCGAAGTTATGCTGTCTGCTTGTTTTGTTGCGAAACATTTCCTTACTCCTTTTGTAAAGGTGCTGATCTCTCTTCTTCTTCTCTTCTCCGGTTATCCACAGGTACTCCTGTGGATAACCTCTCCTTATTCGTCTGACGAGCGCCTATGGCGCACGTCGTCAGACGTTCTTACTCTTCTGCCCTACGCGTGCGTGCGCGCTTCGCGCGCGCGCGCGATTCTGTGCAGGTGTCTTGATTACGGCTTTAGCCTTTCTACTTGCTTTGATTTCTTCCAATCTCTCTTTGTCTTTCTCGCCGAGCCACCGGTCATACGCTCTTGGCGGCTTTTGCCGCCTTCCGTTGATTACCACGAAGTCGTGGTCGGTGGTGTGTTGGCCGTGCTTGAGCCACCACTCTTTGCCGAGATTTCGGCTCATGAATGAGCGAGGCTGTGTGAGAGCGATTAGCTCTCCTGTTTCTTCGTCCACCCGGACGTATTTCTGTTTGCTTCGCAGTTTTTTCGTCACGTAGCTTGCGGTGTATCGCGCTGTCTCAAAGGTCAGCGCGCCTACGGTGACTTGGCCCATTCCCCATATGTCTTCGAGTTCCGGTGATATCCACAGGAGACTCGGTTGCTCTCGGATAATGATCCGGTCTTTCGTGAATGCGCGTCCAAAAACGATCGCATGATAGTGCGGGCGAAGTGTTTTATCTCCATATTCTCCGACAGCGTAGTAGCGCAGTTTTCCCAATTGCTTGCGCGCCTTTTTCCAGAATTTTTGCAGGTGCTCATAGTTGAGACTTCCGTGCTCTGGTAGATGCTTGTCGGTGTATGTCATCGTGAGGAAGCTCGATTCCTCATGTGACTGTGCTTCATGCACGATTCGTACGGCCTGTTGCCGTGCTTGTTCTTCTCGGCACGCTATGCATGTGCCGCAGGGGATTGTGATCCCCTGGTATTGCTCCGCCGTGCCATATTTCGGCGGGCTGAATTTAAGAGGCCCTCCATTGGAGGGCCTGTATGCGGTTATGGGTGCTGTGCAGCCCATTTTAGAGGCGAATGCCCCCTCTCATTACAAACGATGGGCTGTTAATAGCCTTCGTTCGGTTTCGGGTTTTCCCGAATTTTCTGCCGTGTTTGCGTGCGCTGATGCTTCTGCGTTTCATATGCCCTCCGGGCTGTTGGTGGGATTGTCAAGCCCACTTTACCCCGGTTTCGGGGGTAGGACCATCTCCCCCTTGGTTAAGATGGTCCTGATGACACCACGCTGCCTGTGCAGTTGGTGTCTTAGTCAGCGGTCAGTGCCTTCAGGGCTTCTCTGATCCGCTGGTTGTGCGCGCTCTCCCTTGAGAGCCGCTGGATGTGCCTTGTCCTGTACAGGGGCATCTCCGGAGTTTTGGTGGCGTGTAGCGCCGTGAGGCGCACGTTGGATGCGTCTAGCAGCTTCCTCAATCTGGCTACCTCCGGGTCCTCTTTCTTCGCCTCTCCGAACACGCTCTCGAATGAGGCTGCCGCAGTCTGCGACGAGGATGTGTTCGGGTTCGATCGTGCCGTCTTCGTGGAACGTCCCGACGCTCCAGAGTTCGAAGTGGTGCGGTGCTTTTGCGAGCGGGGTTTGGTTTTCTTCATTGTTGATTGCCTCTGCGAGTGATGCCATTACCTCCTTGTCCCCTTCGGCCGCGAACGGCCGAAGGTAGTAGTCGATGAGCCTGTCTCTGATTGTGTAGATTTTCATGTTCCCTCTGGTGGTTTCTCCTCAGGCGGGTTTAGCTTCGCCTTAAGCTCTGCTGTGGTCAAGCGCAGGAGTTCTTCTGTTGGTATGTTTGCCAGTTCCTTTGGCAGCCTCATCCTGTGGTTCCTGAGGTCTCGTGCCGCGTCTATGAACCCCCTCAAGTCCGTGGGCAGGGCTGTGAAGTCCCCGCCCATCGGCTGTTGTTGTGCCCCCGGCACCCTTCCGGTGATCCGGAATTTTGCGACGATCACGTTGATGTCCGTATCCCTCGCCATTGATTGCTCGGTGAGCGTTGGCGAGTTGTTGACCGTTCGCGCTCGTTTCCTGTTTTCGTAGTACATGCTCATTGCTTATCTCCCGAAGATGAGTCTTAGCCATTGTCCGATGCTCATCACCGCTTTGGCTGCCGGTGATGCTTCTCCTACTCTTTCGAACCAGTCTGCCAGCGCCTCCTTCTCTGGTATATCCAGTTTCATGAGGATGGCCCTTATGTCGTTGAGTCCGACTTCTTGTTCTTTGATTTCCGCGGTGGCCTTGGCGCTCTGCACGTTGTACCCCGCGATTTGTTCCGCCACCTTGGTTTCGATCTCTTGCAGGTCGGCTTTTGCTTTGACCAACCGCAGTTCATCGAGGAACCAGTGGCGTTGCCCCACGACCGTATTTCCTTCTTGGTCGATGATGCTTCCCCTTCCCATGTTCACTTGTTGGCGCTCCGTCGCCATTTTTTCTTGCGCCCATTTCTCCGCGAGGATCTTGTTATTGATCGCGAGGTTTTCGAGCTGTTGTGTCTGCATAGCCTTGCTCCCCGCGCTGCCCACAGCGCGGGCCATTGCGTCGACGGGTTGAACCGTCGCCGCACTGACGTTAGGCGTTGAGGCGCCGCCTTGGCTGTAGGCCAGCATTGGGTTTAGCCCTGCTTTCGCGAGGTCTTGTGTTGCGCGTTGGTACGCGCTGCTGCTCATTTTTTCTTCCCAGTCTCTTTGCTCCCTTTGTAGCCGCACGTTGGTGCGGTTTGCACTGGATTGTGCGTCGTGCCCGAGGATTCCCCCGAGCACGTCCGCTGCTATGCCTAACCCTGCTAGGAATCCCATAGCGTTCCCCTTAGAAGTGGTCGATGAGACCCGGCACGCTGTATGTCGGCATGAGCCTTCCTACAGTGCTGTCATGCAGGATGTCCATGATGATCTGGCTTGACCATTGCGCCGTGGGTGCTGTTGCGAGCGCTCTTGCGAGCGTTTCTTGTGTCTTGTCGCTGATGAAGTCGTCGTTCAGCGACGGTTCTGCGGAGCATTCTTCC